ACTGGAGCGGAGAACGGCCAGATTCGATAGAAACTGCTTCTCCCACGCACCCACGGCGAACGTCCGAAACTGGATCGCGGTCTTGCCCGCCGTTGTGTTCATCCAGTAGGGGTTGAGGCCAATATCGCCCTCGTGAATGATCTGCCGAGACTTGCGGCTGATCGCCTGCACAAAGTCCGCGCGGGCCTGGAGGTTCGTCCAGTTTTCGATCCCAAGTTTGCGCTCTGCGGCGTTCCCGTGGGCGCGGAGTTCCTTGGCAATCTCATCCCACTGCGCACGGTCGAGGTTGTAGTCCGACAGCCGGGCGTTGCTCGGACGATCGCCGCTCTCGGCAATCCGCTGAAACTTGTCGATCAACGCCGACCCGGCAAACAACGTCGAGAAGTCGGTGAGCGGCGCAATGCCGGTCATGTCCGAAAAGACGTTGCGGACGTTGCCCGCGTAGCGGTCGTACTTCGCACCCATCCGGGTGCCCGTTGGAAGCGACGCGGACTCCCTGCTCCCCTGCTCAACCATGACGGCGCGAGTGATCCGGTTATCGCCAAGCCCGGCCATTTCCTGTAGCAGTGAAATGTATTCGTCGCTGACACGCTCGCCGCGACGGATCGCTTGAAGCATCTCGCCCATTGCGGGAATCTGCGCAATAGTTGCGCGAAAGCCAGCACGGGCCGGGATCACGGCGGTTTCCATCAACGCCGCCATGCCGAACCCGCCCCCACGGACGAGGAAGTTTAGGTCGCGGATGCGGCGCAGGCCCGACACCCAGTCTGAGTTTGGGTCTTCAATCGGGATGCCCTTGATCGACTTGATGGCAAAGTCCAGCCGCGTCAGTTGGTTCCTGATGCGCTGGTCGCCCGCGTTCGTCTTGCGCATTTCCTCCTTGGCACGCTTCAGCAGCCCGTCCGCGCTGTTGATCTTCTGGCCCGTTGGGTCCAGTTCCCGGTAGACCGCCTGCATTGCGGCCTCGCCAAAGATCGAGCGGGCGTAATGCTCGGACAACTTCTCGGCGTTGTTCTCCAGCAGGTCGCTGAGTTTGATCGTGCCCGTGTCGGCACTCTCATCAAGGAACACCCGACGCTTGCCACGGCTGATCGTGCGGGACTCGGCAGAGTTGGCGTTAGCCTGCCCAACCACCTTGCCAACAACTGCGTCGATGTCCGCTTGGGCAATGCCACGATCCTTCAGGATCGCCGCCAAAGTTTCGCCGTTGAACGTGCCCCGGTCGTGGCTCAGAACCGAGGATTTGAGGTCCATGATATCTTCGAGTATCCCGTCGGCCACCCGACGCGCAACTCCCGGCGCAAGCCCGGCCTGCATGTTGCTGATGCCCAACTCGAATACGTCAAGAACCTTGTCGCGCCCGTGCTTGGCGATCGCCTCATGGATCAACGCCCGGTCGTAGATGCGGGGTGCGTAGTCCTTCAGCGCGGCACCACGCTCGAATCCGGGGATCAGGTTGTCCGCAGCGTAGTTGTAGAACTCGTCCCAATGCTGCCGCTGCAACTTGGCTGCCGAGGCAACAATCTTGTCGTTGGTCTTGCCGGGGTTGCGGACTTCTTGCGTGATCGCCTTCTGGAACTCGTCGTGGGCCTTGACCCGAAGATCGTTACTGAGCCAGGCAGAATCCCCGCGAGCCTTCGACCACAACTCGAACAACGGCTCGATGTCGCGTGAACGCTGGGTTAGTGCCGACCTTGTTCTGCGGATCACGCCCGCGCTGGCAGGCTCGGACCCCTGCGACGATCCATCCTTCTTGATAACCGCGTCCTCGACAAGCATGTTGCCCACGCGGCGAATCCACGCCGATGCGTCTGAGCCGAACCGTGCGGCGATGCCGATGCGGGCCGGAGTGAACGATGCCTTCTGGTCCGATGCTCCGGCAAAGTCGAAGTCGAACGCATTTTCCGGGAGTTCGGTCTGCTGGAGCGTGCGAACCGCACCCGCCCGCGTCTCGGTTACATTCTCCAGCACGTCGCGGAAGTAGAGGTCAATGTCTTTGCCCTTCGCGCGGGACCACGCCGATGCGTTGGCCTCGATGATCGGGATGATCTGGTCCGCCTGCTTGCCAAGAATCTGCCGGAGTTGCCCGCTCACGCGTTCGTAGTTGGTGCCACGACCGCCAACAAGATCGCCTTCGGGCTTCCCGTCCAGCAGCCGGTCAAAGACCGATACCTCGGTGCCCGTCAGTTCGGTTCGGAGCGGTGAACCCTTGACCCGTGCGTAGACACTCCTGATCCAACCCGAGAGGGTGTCAAACACCTTCTGGAGCGTGGAGTTAGGTGCCTTCCCATCGGCAACGTACTTCTCGAACGCGCGGGCAAAGCGTTCCTCGCCCTGCACAGACCACCGATCGCCGACCTCGCCGTAGAGAGCGTTGAGTTCGTCGGCAAGGTTCGCGTCAATATCCCTCAGCGTGCCACGGAAAACGTGCCCGCTCTCGTGGATCGCGGTCGATATATCCTTGCTTTTCAGTAGGGCAACCGTCGCCCGGCCCACTTCGTCGAAACTCGTCTCGCCTTTGAGCCGCAAGGCCGGACCTTGCTGGTACGCCAGTTCGCTCAGGGGCACGGTGCTTGTCGCGTCCCCGACCTTGACCGTTGCTATGCCGTTGTCGATGGAGTCAATAGTGCCGATTGTTCCGTCCGATAACCGAACGTCTGCACCTGCAACCGGGCTTGGAGTTTGCTCGGTGAAGAACGGGCGAACGGAGTCCAGAGTTACCGTGTGGCGAGTGCCGGTGGAATCAACGGCCTCCAGCGTAATCTCGCGGCTGGTTTTGACCCCGTTTATCTCTACAAAGCCAGCACCGTTGACCTTGGTTATTTCAACCGTGCTTCCATCCTCTAGCGTGATCTTGCGGTCCTTTAGCCAGCCCATGTCCCTCAACGCTTCAATCTCGTTGCCTGGGTTGGCATCCGCAAGCCGGTTGATGGATGCGCGGATATCGGCTATCCGAAGTTCCTCGACCGTCGCATCGGGCCTGTGCCCCGGCACCTGATCGAAGAAGAACTCGCCCTTGGGGAGCGTAACCAGACCTTCCTCAGCCACCATCCGGCGAATGGTTGATGCGGCCATGAGCGTTGTGCCGCTCTCTGATAGGCCCTGGAACGATCCGAACGTCGCGCCGATAGCCGTGTCAAGGATCGCGTCTTGTAGCGAATAGTCTCGGCCAGCCAGTGATGCCAGCCCCAGCCCGGTGGCGACGTTGACCCCCGCGCCCGTGCCCGCACCGATAACCCCGCTCTTTGCCAGCAGGCTCAGGCGGGTAGCCCGGCTGACGATCTGCCCGGTTTCTGCCGCGAGGCCAACCTTGGTCAACCCACGGGCCAGCAACGCACCCCTGGCAACGTCCTCGACCGCGCCACCGGCAAACCCGGCAAGGGCGTTGATCGGGTCGGCTTGGCTGACGACGAATCCCACGGCAATAGAGCCGACGGTACCGAAGTTGGATTGCAACCGCCGCGATGCCTCGGCATCCTGACGCTCGCGCTCAACCAGCACCCGAAGATGGGAGAGGCTTGTGGCCTCGCTGAACTTCGAGAACGATTCGGGTGGCAACAACTCGCCGGAACGGTCAACCGCCTCCCGGCGAAGAATGTCCTCGGTCAGCCGGAAGTACGGATCGTACCCAACCGCCGCCAGCGTGTTGTTCATCACAATCCGCTGGAGAACGTGCCGACCTTCGATCATCGCGCGTGGGACGTTGGCGAGCCGGTCAGATAGGCCGCTGTCGGCACTTGGGGTAAGCGTGCCATCCCGGCCAATGTCCATCGGCCCGCCCTGGATGATGTCGCCTTGGCGCGTTGGGATGTTGAAAATCTCGTTCTTGACGTAGTTGAGGTCAAGCCCCGTGTCTACCCCAAAGTCGGCAAACATCTGGGCCGTCGCCCCGGCGTACCGATCAAGATAGTCGAGCGCGCCGCCAAAGGCCCCGAGGTCAGACCTGAAACCGAAGTTGAAGTACGACTGGTTCCGCTGCGCGGCAAGTTCCGCAATGTCCCGCTGGATTGCCGCGTCCCTTGCCGGGTCCGGGGGCTGCGGGTCAAACTGAAATCGGAAGTCGGCGTTGGTTCTGCTCATTGGATGTAGCCAAACTCCCGTAGGTCGCTATCGGTCCAGCCCTGTAAACGAAGCGATGCAATCTTGCGTTCTTTCTCTAGTGCCGAGAGAGTAGCAGCGTCCTGTGCTTCCTTGGCAATCGCCGCCCTCGTCTGAATGTCAAACAGGTTCTTTGGTCCGTTCTTCCGCTCCAGCGCGGCCTTGAACGCCTCGGCGTATTTTCCGTCCTGAATGTCCTGCCACGCGGCGTTCAACGCCTGCGCCTTGAACGTGGCAGTCATTGGCACAGATGTTCCGTCGATCCTGTAAACGCCGTACTCCCCGTCGCCCGTCTCAATCAGCCGGAAGTCCTTTGCCGTCGTGCCTTGCAGCGCAGGCGTAACCGCCTTGATCGTCGAGTCTGTATACAGAATGCTGGCAACATTGGTCATCCGGGCGGCGTTGAGCGCGCCGGTGGCAAACCTGGAAAAGAATCCGGGTTTCGCGCCGGGGTATGCAGACTTGCCGTTTTCCTCGGCATACTGAGTGAGAATAACGTCTTTGAGAACGTCGAAGTTTTCCACAACGCCGGGCGAGAGCGGTGCCTTGCGGTACAAGTCCTTGCCGCTCACGACGTAGCCCTCGGCGATGATCTTGCTGGCACGCTCGGAAATCTGGTCGTTTGTTAGGCCAACCGTATTGAGCGCGTTGAGCGTGCGGGCAAGGCTCTGAACTGCCGGGCCTGGACGCTCGGTGTATGCGATGCCGGTCTGTGATTGGATCACACTAAACGCACTAAACGGATTTTTCTCCTTTGGACCGTTGACTTTCACGTTGTTTCGAGAGTTGCGGATATCACTGATTGCGTTCTTGATCCCGTACCTTGGATCGTTGTTTACAATCTCGGCAATCGCTACCAGCGCGTCGTGGTCTGCACTATCGGCAACGTGGTTGCCAGCCCATCCGGGCTTGGCTCGGTAAAAGTCCGCAAACCTCTGAACAAAGGCAACATCGGCTGTCGTAACATCGCCCGCGTCAAGGCGTGCGGCAAACCCCGTCGATGTACGCTGAAGGTCCGGGTCTTTGAGATTGTTGTCGTTCATCACCTTTGTATACTTTGGGATGTCGAACGAACCGTCCGCGCCTGCGGACATCTCGCGGATTTTCGCAATCGCAAACGACTTCTTCTGCTCCTCGGGGATCGGCATGGTCTTTCCGCTGGGGAGAACAACCGTGCTGCCAGTAAGCACCACCGGGCCGTTGGTGGCCGAGTTGATTATTCCAAAAGCCACCTCATCGGATGCGGACTGCATAAACGAACTTGCGGCGGTAGAGTCGGCGATCGCCTCAATCTGACGATCAAACTGCTGGTAGAGCGGCGCGGCGGTGCCGTTTGTGATCTGCCCAGTCCTCACCGCATCGTCAACCATTGACCGTAGGGAGTCGGGGTTTGTCCCGTTGTTGAACTCGCCCCAGTAGCGGTTTAGGAACTCCTGCGATTGCTTGTTCTTCTGTGCCTCGATAGCAGCGTCGGCCTGCTTCAGCCGCGTCTCGGCGTATACCGGGCTGACGTTCTCAATGCTGCTCAGCAGGCTTTGCAGCCGTTCCTTTTCCCCCTTGATTGCCAGCGCGTCGGCTGCAATGTATTGAGACTTTCGGAAATCCTCTGGACGGAGGAACATATTTCCGGCCTTTACCGCCACGTCCGCAACTGGAACGCCAGCAACAATGTCGGTTGCCATTGCACTAACAGCCGCGTCGGTGGCTTCGGCCTTGCCCTTCTCGCGCACGTTTACAGCAAGGCCAGCAATCGGCGCGGATATCAACTTGACGATCTGATCGTGGTACGCCTTGCTCTGGCCCTGCGACCAAGTGCGGGCAATCCTCTCAATATCCTTGTTCGGGTCAGATGCGTTGACGGTAACGGCACCGTCCTTGATCTGGTCGCCAAGTGATGCAAGGTTCTGGCTGACGTAGAGGCTTGCGGCAGACTCATCCGCCGCGTCGATAGCACGCTGCGCACGCTCTGCCTCCCGTGCCGCCTTCTCCTGCTGCTGCAACGCCTTCGCGTCTTGGAACTCCTGCTCCTGCCTAGCCCGAAGATTCTGCCGGGTAATATCCCGCGTGATGCCCACGCCGGTATCGACCGCATCGCTAAACGCCTTTGCGAGAAGTGCGGCGTTGCGATCCTGGCCGGGGTCCGCAGCGGTAACACCCGGCGCGTTCTGGCCAATCTGCGAAGGCCCCGGAAGTGGCAGGGTGCCTCGACCCGCCCCGAGGTAGTAGCCGGTTCCGCTGTTGAATCCGCTCATGGTTTATGCTGGTGGACCCATGCCTCCAGAGATAGGCGGTGGCGCGGGCGGGGTTGTGGATCGGTTCAGTTCGGTCAGCGACGAGTTGACATCGTAGAACGTTGATGCGCCCTGGATCGCAGCCGAGAACGCCCCGGTAAGCGGGTCGATCCGCCGACCCTGTGCGGAGATGATGTTCGCGTTGGTGTTGCTGCCAATCGCCAGTTGGTTCCGACCGGCGTTGCCAGAGAGGGTAACGAGGTCTGCCGCGCCCTGGCGGACAATGGAGTTCTGGACCGAAAGCCCGGCACCCGTGGGCGTGCCGCTGGCCTCGGCAAGAAGCCCGGCCAGTGCCCGCTGCTGCGCGACCTGCTGGTTGATCCTCTCGCGTTCCTTTGCGTCCGCCGCCGCCTGCTGCGCGGCCTGAATCTGCCCCGCCTCACGCGCGTTGTTCTCGGCCTTCTTTGCCCGCTGGTTCTGCTGCTGCTGCCCGGCAATGGCCGTTCCCGTACCTATCGCCGATATAATCAGGCTCGCAATTGCAATCTCTGTTCCGGTCATTAGACACGCTCCTGAACAAGGTCGCCGCTGGTGTCAATACCACCGACGTAGGCCGGGCGCGGATCGGACGATGAGATGCGGATGGTGGTCCGGTCGGCTGGGCCACCGCCGTAGATGTCCTTCTTGCCGCTGACCGGCGTTGCCCCAAGATCGACCACCTTGAACACCTCTGTACGGTTGTTGACCACCCATCCGATCTTGAAGTACCCGCTCCGCGCGTACCGAACGGTGATCTCGCGCGGGTGGAAGTCGGGCGAGATGAACGAACGATCCTGGTTATCCCGAAGGAACTGGGCAGAGAGTTGAACGTCCCAGTCGATCGGTCGGCCCAGCGTAGTGCCCACGGAGGTGTGGTCGCCCGTGGCCGTTACCGTGCTGCCCGATGGGGTGCCCAGCAGCACTGTCCCGTTGGCCTTCACGATCGTCGTCAGGCCAGCAGAGGTTACGCCCGTGGGAAGCGTCCAAGTCGTAGTACCGCTGCTAAACAAGACGCTGACGCACTGTGCAGACGTTACTTGGCCGTCCATACGCGGTAGATACGAGTAACCCGCTGGCGTTGCCTCGCCGCCCATGTCGAAGGTTTCCAGCACCATCGCCGAACCGCGCAGGGTGTAGAGCCGCGCCTGTGTACCGCGAGATACCACCGCCCGGATGTCCGCACCGTTGAAGGTCAGGACTGACCACGCGGCAAGCCGACGCTCGCCGTTGATAAACGCCGTGCGG